GAGTTGCCGACGGCCATTGAGCAGGTCAACAATGCGGTTGCCCCGCTGCTGCGCGGCGCGAACGCGCGCGGCTTTCTGAGCCTCGAGCTCCGCATCGGCAAGTCAAAGCGGCCGTTCTTGTTGGATCCTTGCCTGCGCTGCGGTTCGCCACCGAGCGAAGCATACGCCGAGCTTTTTACGAACTGGGCAGACGTCATTTGGGCTGGCGCGGCTGGGAACATGGTTGACCTCAAACCGGCGGCGAAGTACGCTGCACAGCTCATCCTCAAGAGTGACTGGGCCAAAGACAACTGGTTGGCGATTGACGTGCCGAAAGGCGTGCGCCGGTTTGTCAAACTTCACAACCATTGCCGACTCGAGGACATTGACTATGTGGTGCCGACTGGCATTGCGCAGATCGGCGGCGTTATTGGCCTCGGAGACACGCTTGAAGAAGCGATCCGAGAGTGCCACGAAAACGCCGAAGCTGTCAAAGCCTATGAGCTCGACTACGCGGAAGATGCGTTCCAAGACTGCATGGAAGCGATCGAAGAAGGTACAAAGTACGGAATAGATTGGTAGGAGGAACCAAGTTATGGTAACAAAAGACCCACTTCCACTTCCAGGTTTCGCAGCGTTGAATGCGGAAGAGAACGCCTTTTTCGCTTCGCGTGGTGAGGTAGGCGGCGAGCCCGCCACGTCGCCAGAACCAGAGCCGGATCTCACACCCGCGGAACCTGCCGAGCCGGTCGAAACAGGAGATGCCGTCGAGGCGCTTCCTGACGAAGCTGCGGGGATCGAAGGTGAGCAGCCGCCGCTGGCGGCAGAAGAGCTTGAACCTGCCCGGCGGCAACCGCCGCGCAGTGCGCCGATTCCTGCGTTGCAAGCTGAGCGTGAGCGGCGTCAGCAAGCTGAGCAACGCGCGCAGCAGCAAGAGGACGAGCTTCGCCAGCATCGTGAGTGGCGTGCGCGGATTGACGAACGCCTGCGGATGGTGAACGAGCAGCGCCAAGCAGCGATGCAGCAGGTGCCGCCGGACCCGAACGAAGACCCCGAAGGTTACCGCAACTACATCGATCAGCAACGCGAGACGAGGATTCAGCAGCTCGAGGCGCGGCTGGCGCAAACGGAGCAAGGTAGTCAGCAGAACGCGGTGCTGTCGAACGTCGCGTCGATGACGCAAAGCTTTGCAGCACGGACACCGGACTACTTCGAAGCCGCAGCCCAGCTCCGCGAGCGGCTTGATCAGGACTTGCAGCTTGGTGGCTACGATGACCCCAACGAGCGGCAGTTCATGATCAACCAGTGGAGCGAGCCGATCATTCGGAAAGCGCTTTCGCGCGGCATGAATCCGGCAGAAGCGATTTACAGGATTGCGAAGTACCGCGTGGGCGGTGCGCCGCTTCCGACGCCGGCCACGCGCGCCGTCGCGCCGCCAGGAAACGTGAGCAAGGTTGCCGCGATTCGGCGGGGCCAGACGGCAACGCGGTCGCTGGGCCGCACGCCTGGCAAGGACATGAGCGAAGGTCTGACGCTCGACAGGCTGCTCAACGCTTCTGCCAACGAGTTTGCGCGACTGATGGCGGAGCAGCCAGACGCGGTCGCGGCGCTGATGGGGAAGTAGTGCAAGAACTTCAAAAAAACTTCAATGGAGTCGCCGTCCAGAAACGGGCGGGGCGCACATGCGCTCGACGGGGTCGCCTACCGCAAAGGGCGAGCTGTCGCGGGTCAACCCGGCGAACTGGGTTGCGAAGGGCCAGCCTTCGACAAAAGCTCTGGCCGTTGACCACGGACGTTGCCGTGGGTTTCGCCTTTGTCCTCGGCGTTAAGAGGGCCTTTTCCTTCGTTGACGGAGGCATAGGCCAAAATGGCAGATACAAGTTACGGAGTGAATCACGCACTTGCCGTGAAGCTCTGGTCAAAGAAGCTCTTCGTGGAGGTGCTCCAAGAGTGCATCGCCGCGAAGTTCATCGGTGAGACGCCGGGATCGCTGTTTCAGATCAAAGACGAGATGTCGAAGACGGCAGGTGACAAGGTCACCTTCGGTCTTCGCATGCAGCTGTCCGGGCGTGGCACTACCGGCGACAACACTCAGCAGGATCAAGAGGAGCAGCTGGTCACTTACAGCGACTCGCTGATCATCGACCAGCAACGGAACGCGGTACGTTCGGGCGGCAAGATGTCCGAACAGCGCGTGACGTTCGACGTTCGCGAGGAAGCCAAGAGCGGCCTCGTGGACTGGTGGGCAGACCGCATCGACACCGCGCTGTTCAATCAGATCGGTGGCAACACCGCACAGAGCGACACTGCATACACCGGCATGCAGGCTACCCTCGGGCCGGACAGCGATCACCACCTCATCGCTGGCGCGCAAGCGAACGAGCAGTCCCTCAACTCCGGCCACACATTCGACCTCGCGCTCATCGACACCGCTGTCGAGCGTGCACGGACCATCTCGCCTGGACTCAGACCGGTCAAAGCGGCTGGCGACGAGTACTGGGTGATGTTCATCCACCCCTACGTCGTCACCGACATGCGGAAGAACACCAACACCGCACAGTGGTACGACATCCAGAAGGCCGCGCTGACTGGCGGGAACGGGAACAAGAACCCGATCTTCACCGGTGCGCTCGGCATGTACAACAACACGATCCTTCACATGGACAAGCGCGTGCCGCTCGGCATCAACGCCTCGACCGGCCTCGCCATCGCGACCGTTCGCCGTGGGATCTTCTGCGGCGCGCAGTCTGGCGTCGTGGGCTTCGGCCGCGACTACAACAACGTCACCCAGTTCAAGTGGGTCGAGGAGCTCTTCGACTACGAGAACAAGCTCGGTGTCTGCGCTGGCCTCGTGTGGGGAGCGAAGAAGACGCAGTTCAACTCCACAGACTTCGGCGCGATCACCGTCGCGACCTACGCCGCCGCGCACTAAGCGGGCAGAAAGGAGAGAGACGTAAATGGCAACAGCACTCAAAGGAACTGCGGCTGCCGCTGGAATCCCGGCGATGCAGTCGATTCGAGAGAACACCATCGCTGGCAAGTACGTGCTTGCGGCAGCACTGATCATCAACGACACGATCGATCTGTGTCAGCTGCCTGCAAACTCGTTCCTCACGAGCGTGTACATCTCCGTGCCGGATCTCGACTCGAGCACAGGCGTGCTTCTCGACCTACAGCTCAAGACCGCCACGACGAAGATCATCACGCAGGCGACCATCGGACAGGCTGCCGGCGTCATCACGTGGCCGGCTGTCGTCGTCGCGGCGACCAACGGCACGATCGCAGGTCTGGGCCTCATCACCGCGGCGGACACGCTCCAGCTTCTCGTCCAGGCCGCGCCAAGCGGAACACCAGCGACGACAGGAACGTTCGTGTACGTCGTCAAGTTCTGCACCGATGTGCAATATCTCTAAGAAAGGAGGAGTCAAATGGCGAGCAAAGAGACAGACAGCTTCGATGGAGCTATCAGCAAGACTGGCAACCAAACCGGCAAGATGGGCGCTGGCGAGGTGAAGGGTGGTGGCCGCGGCTTCGACAAGGGCAACAAGCCCAATCCTTACGGGCCGAACCCGCGTCAGGGAGACAGCTCTCACGGTGGCAAGCCGGCATCGAGCGAGGAGAACTACTAACATGGCCGCGCGGAAACGGAGCTACATGGGACAAGGTCTCGTCTACGGCAAGCTGACATCACCCGATCAAGGTGACACGCGCGAAGCAGACAGAGGCGAGTTCCCAACAAGGTCAATCAATTCACACCGTAGCTCAACCGCGCGGTTCGAACGCGGACCGGAAGGGAACGAAGGTTGCACAGTGCCTGCGAACCCTTACGGTCCGCCAGGAGCCCACGGGCGGAAAGGAAGGTATTAGTTGGCAGCAAAGAAGAAAGCGAAGAAGGTCAAGAAGAAGGGCAGCAAGAAGATGCCGATGATGGGCGGCACGTACTCTTAGGCCGCGGGCGCAGGGGAGCAGGCGAGATTGGCTCTAGGGGAGCCTGCTCCCTTGATCCTTTTTGCAAAGTGCAAAAAGCTGGAGGGCAACTAGCGAGTGTCAGGTTTTAACCAACAAGCCTTAACGCCAGAGCAGCAGCGGCAGTTGGCGCTTCTTCAGGGCAGGCTTGGATCTACGGTGGGCTTGGCAGGAAGCGGGTATGGTTTGCTCGCACCTGGTCAATCGCCGGTCGGCCGAGGAATCGCTGGAGTGAACACGTTGAGTTCTGCGTCCAATCTCTCAGGATATCTCGGCGGACCGACGTTGCCATCGGCACTTGGAAACTTGGGGAAGTTAGGTGGCTACGCAGGCGCAGGTTATGGGATTTACAAAATCGCAACGGATCCGAACCTGTCAACAAAGGAGAAGGTGGGTCAGTCAGCTCGTGCAGCGACTGACGTTGTACTATCGTCTTTGCCTGTGGTTGGACAGTTCTATGGCGCGGCCAGGGCGCTTGGATTAGTTGGACAGCATCTTGAGGGCTCGGGCTCGCCTCAAGTACGCGGCCTTGGACGCACGCTTGACTATGCAGCTGAGCCAGCTGGCGCTAAAGGCTTTTGGGACGTCGTAACAGGAAGTAGATCGCCCAAAGCGGCATTCAAAGCCCAGGGTGGCGCGGAAGGCTTGATGCTAGACACCATGGGTCCGGTTGGACTCATCATGCGCGGACTTGGTGTGCACCTGCCTGGACTCTACCACGAGCCCACGAAAGGCACGCAGTTTCGCTCAGGCCTCCAACAGGCGTTCAAGCAGCTCAAGTTGCCGGACTTCAATCGCGCGGATAAGAACGTTTACAACATCTCAGAGGAGAAGATGAACAGTTTCTCCGCGGTTGACCGCTCGGCGGCGATGAGGATGGCAGAAATGCTGGCGCCGCAGATGCCGGGTTACAGTTCGAACCCAGAAGCGTATAAGGTGCAAGCCTTCGCCATCTTGCTCAACACTTTAGGTTCAGGTGTGGATGACAGCTTGAATCAACTCCTTCCACAGCTTCAGGGAGACGCGCAAGCTGCGCCAGCGCCAGCGCAGCCAATGGAAGCAGCTGCTGCAGCTCCACGCAGTGGAGATCTAGCGACGGTGATGAGAGCAGGTCTGGCGCAGGCCGGCAACTTCACTTTGTAGCAAAACTGGACGAAACATGCCTGACACGCGAACACTTCAAGACATGCTTGACCGCATCGCGGACGAGATCAAGACGGATGACTTGCAAGGTGTTGCGCCTGGACAGGCGAACATTTACAACGCGATCTTAGGCGCGGTGATTCATTACCAGCGTGAGCATCTCTTTGCGAATGATGCTTTTGACAGAAGCATTGTGACGTCACAGGGTGTGGACACGTACGCGGTGCCAGACACGCTAATTGCGATTACTGAGCTTAACCTGATTGTGCGTGGTCAACGCTATCCGTTGCGTGACGAGTCGATTCAGACGATTCTGGACTACAAGACGCAGTACACTGTGCCAGAGCAAGGCCAGCCGTTCAAGTACGCTTTCTACAATACCGACACAGGCAATGGCGAAATCATGACGTGGCCGGCGCCTGACGCGGATGGGTACGTTTTTGAGTTCGTCATGCAAGCACGGATTCCATTTCCGCCGACGCTCTTAACATCAAACTTCTGGACTACCGTTGCCGAGTCGATGGTGCGCAACAGGGCAAAGTGGCTTCTCAACGTCGGTGTCACAAAGGACTATGACGCTGCGAAGGGTGACAAGCTACTTGAAGAAGATGCATTTGCGAACTTGTTGGTTGAAAGCGTTCAGAAGCAGTCAACCGGAACGTTGAAGGCAACGAGGTTCTAGGTGAGTGATGCGCGGGAAGCGATGGTCACGTTCATTGGGTTCGCGCCGGACTTGGATCCGGAGACGCCCGGGGGCTGGCTAGACTGCGATGGACTCATTGGGACGACGAAAGGTTTCCGACCAGAGCCAGGCGATGTGGCGATTTACGCACCGATTGGTGGGGTGTTTTTGCTCTATGACCGCGCGACTCCGACGGATATCTATGAGGTTCTCTTTTCAGACTATGTTACGGTCAATGCTGCCTCTGGCCCCGCAACTGGAGGTATCTTGCTGAATGATGGATGGAGCTTCTACATCAACAATGGCATGGCTAACTACGATCAGATCCCTTTCGCGGACGTGTTGCCCTGGGACAACAGCCATCAGTTCTATGTTGACACGGCAACCTATGGCTACCCGGAGCTAATTTACATACCATGAAAACAGCACTCCGAAACGCGATCATCTCGATTCTAGTTGTGGCTACGATTGCCGTGGCGTTCATCTTGCTTGATGACACGCACGACCAGACGATTCTCTCGGGAATCAAGACTTTCATTCCTGCGATTCGATTCCGCGCTACGGGAGGAGGAACGAACTATATCGGTTTGATCGGCCCTGCAACGGTGCCAACATCTGTGACATTCAAGTTGCCGACAGGGGACGGCACAAATGGACAGGTTGTGGTTACAGATGGTTCCGCCAATCTCGCATTCGCGAACATTCCTACACCTGTGCCAACACTAGTTCCCTTCTCTATTCCTCACTACGCTTTCACAGCGTTGCCTACACCCATCGCTGGAAGTATCGTCTACTGTGATGATTGTAGCCCTTTGAGCCCTTGCGCGGCTGACACGCCATCAGCAGATGGTACTTTTGCTTTTGCAGAAGGTGCAGATTGGAATTGTTGTCTTGGCTGTACCTGCTCGACGGCGACTCCAACGGTCACACCGACATCAACAAATACACCGACAGCGACAGCGACAGCGACAGCGACAGCGACAGCGACAGCAACGAATACACCAACGGCGACTCCAACATGAGGAAGATTATTTGGATAGTTGTTGCGACATGGCTGCTTTGCCCGCGATCGACAACCGCGCTGATACGCGGCGGCGGTCCATGCTGCTGCACGCAACCATGTAACCCGCTCGCGGTGCTGGTGATTCATGATGACTTTGAAACGGAACTTTGCCCAACGCCGAATCTGCTCAAACATGATGACTTTGAAAACGCATAGTCCCTCCCGAACGCTTGTATTCTGCGCGATGCTTGCGCTCGTAGGCACATTCGCTGCGAGGAGCTTCGGAGGTTTCGCTGATTGGTCAGGGATTACGACAGGTGGCGGGACCACGATGCAATGGGATTCTCTGATCCCGATTCAGGGGGCGCACTCTCTTGTGTGGGTCAATGGGAATGGCCAGACATATGCAACGTACTTATCTGCTGGAGTGAATGCCACGTGTGGTAGGCTCAGGGTTCTTCACAAACGGATCGACACGGCATCGAGCGACGTTACTCCGATCACTACATGGGGGCTCTACGCTCAGATGCAGACGAGTGTCTCGTTCGGAAACAGCGCCTACGTCCTGACTTTCTTTCCCAGCGCATCGTCGACGCAGTTCGTATTGTCAAAAGAATCGCTCTCGACGGCACTTACCGACACGACGGGTCTCGTGACTGGCTTCTGGCCAACTGGGATGAATCAGCCTTACGTCTACGCGGCGCAACTCAATTGGCAGACAGACCCGATTTCTGGTTCGATCCTGCTCATCGGATCGGTCGACGGCCCCATCGCCGATCCGGCGACCTACGACTGGTCGACACTTCAAGCTGTCGTGACGTATACAGATGGATCATCCCCATACCACACAGGAGTCAACGCGGGATGGTATGGAGTAAACATCGGGACGACACGGAAAGACTACTACGACCTTGTAGATATCTTCACCAATTAGTCATATTGATAGCAACAAGGTAGCAGATGCCAGCTGTTGTAGGAAGTGCGTCAGTCCGCTTTCTGGACGGAACGCAGAACATTTACGCGGCCACGGCGACAGCGCTTTTCAAGGGAGTTGCTGGGCTGTTCACCCCGATCGGTACGGGGTACAACGCTCCTTTTCGTTGGCGGTTTGCGCTGTTCGGCAATCACCTCATCGCGACAGACTTTGCAGATCCGGTGCAGATGGCGAGTGGACCGAGTGGAGTGTTTGGTGATCTTGCTGGCAGTCCGCCGCGCGCACGGATCGTGGAAACAGCGAACAACTTTGTGTTTTTGTTCAACACCGAAAACGCAACGAATCAATGGTGGTGCTCAGGGTTAGGTGCGGATACAATTTGGGCAGCGGATGTCGCAACACAAGCAGCTAATGGAATCTTGACGGAAACAGAAGGTGAGATTACCGCCGGCAAGAAGCTTGGGGCAACAGTCGTTGCATACAAAGGCGGCTCGATGTATATTGGGCAGTACTTTGGACCGCCAATCATTTGGGGATTTCAGCTTGTGAGTGCGCAAGCAGGAACACCTGGCCAAGAGGCAGTTGTTTCGCTTGGAGACAGGCATGTTTTTCCTGGCTTTGCGGACTTCTGGGTGTTCGATGGCGGCACGCCTCGTCCATTGAACATGCCGTCGAGTGTGCGAGAGTTCTTCTTTGAGGACAGTCTTGACATCGAAAATGCGTTTAGAATCATCGGGAGGTGGGACAGGAAGTTCGACGTCGTGACGTGGCATTATCCTTCAAAGGCAGCACAGCCAGCAGGGCTGTTGGATCAAGAGATCAAATGGCACGTGCCATCGAATAAGTGGACGCTCAAGAAGCGTCCGATTGAGTACGTAATGCTTCCTGAGATGCCGGCACAAAGCGGCATAACTTACGATCAGTTTGGCTCGTACTTCGCAACGTACGGCCAGGACATTCCGCTTTCGTACGAGGATATTTTGTTCACTGGCTCTGCTGACTTTGTGCAGGCGGTCTTTTTGTTGGACCATCGGTTGTACATTATTCAGGGAACTCCTGGACACACCAGCTTCCTTACGGGCGACTTGGGTGATGAGTCGATGTTCACGTACATTCGGCGGCTGAAGCCAAAGTTCTCGCAAGTTCCTTCGACGCCACCATTGTTGACGGAGTTCTACAAAACCAACCTCGGGGACGACGTGGTGCAAGGAGCGACGAAACCGCTTGCCGCGCAAAACTGGTTCAACTTGCGCCGGCGCGCGCGGTTTCATCGGTACTTGTATGAAGCAGACGGCGACTATGAGATTATTGGAATAGAGCCTGACGTGATTCCGGCAGGGAGACGTTAGTGTTTCGACGCTTGCCAGATCCAAACTTGTTGCCGTGGCGCGAAGACAACGCACGGGATTTCATCAAAGCGCTGCGGCAGTACTTGGCGTTGGTTGCGAATCAGCTCAACACGCAGATTCAAGATGTTGGACCGGACTTGGCAAGCGCAGCGGTTATGAAGCCGTCGAACGCGATACACTATGTTACAGGAGTCGCGGCAATCGACACAATTGTTGCGCCTGTCGGGTTTTCTGGCTTTATTCGTTTCGTGGTAGGTGGAGCGTGGTCAACAACAACTGCTGACAACATCGCCGCGGCAATCGCGCCGGTAGTTGGAACAGTCGTGGTTTTTGACTACATTCCAAAGTTGAGCAAATGGTTTCCAAACGCATGAACAACGTTGCACCGAACGCTGCGCCAGTGTTTGTGCTCCGCGATGTCGAACCTGCCAACGTGCGGCGTTGGTGGTCGATTGTCCGGCATGGGCTCGAGAAAGTTGTTGATCGAACAGATCCAGATTGGATTCCAGAGGACGTTTACGTTGCGCTTCGAAGCGGCGAGGCAAGCTTGCTTCTTGGTTTCGAAGATGACCTTTATGTAGGTTTCGCGGTCGTCTTGAAGCGCGTGCACCCGTTTGACGGAACACCAGTTCTTTTCATCTGGGCTTTGTACATCCGTACCATCGGCAAGCTTGACGCACTCATGGATCTTGTTCTTGCCAACGCGAAACAGGATGGATTCAAAAGCTTGGTGTTTCAAAGTCCAAGAAAAGCCTGGCAGCGCCGCTTGTGGGCGCGAGGGTTTAAGCTTCGTGAGCACATCTTTGAGTGCAAGCTAGGGGAGAAAAATGGCTAACGGTCTGCCTGCTGACCCGAATCAGATGGTCAACATCGACCCAGAGCAGTTGTTCGGGCCGGAAAATCTGACAACGACAGCGATTACAGATCTTCCAGACTGGCTCAAGCCTTATGCAACAGGACTGCTCGAGCGTGCGCAGCAGCTTTCGACGCGCAGCTATCCGTACCCGGACCAACGCGTCGCGGCGTTCAATCCAGCGCAGCGCGCAGGGCAAGCAGCAACGCTTGGTTACGCGCAGGGCAGCGGGCCGATGGTGGACATGGCCGACCGGCTCGCGATGGCCACGATGGGCGGTGCGTATCTTTACCCGGAAACGAATCCATACCTCGCGGAGACGTACAAGCAAGGCGCGCGAGCGATGACGGATGAGTACAAGTACGCCACCGCGCCAACGACGGCAGCGAACTTCGCGCGTGCGGGAGCGTTTGGTGGCTCTGCTATGGATCAAGAGCAAGAGCAGGAGCAGTTTGGCCTGGGTGAAAATCTTGCTTCGCTCGCGAACGCGGTCTTTGGTGGCAATTACCAGACGGAGCGACAGCGCCAGTATGGACAGCAGACGCTCACACCGGGCATCCTCGAGCAGCGGTACATTGGACCGCAACAGATGATGAATGTTGGTGGTCAGCAACAGAGCCAAACGCAGAGCATGCTCAACACCGCATATCAGAATGCATACAATCGTGCGGACTGGCCCTACAAGTCGTTGGGTGTTATGGAAGGCGCACTCAACCCTATGCTTGGGACAGCAGGTGGTTCGACCACAACGACGTCTCCGAATCCAAACTATTCGAGTCCATTTGCGGACTTGGTCGGGCTTGGATTGATCAATGCGAATGGCAGTTATGGGTATGGTGGCGGCAGTGCGTTCCCTGGTGTCCGTCCAGGTGCAGCACCTGGCTTCGGCACGGGCTATGGCTTCTAAGGAGAAACAAGCATGAGCGGAAATCAGTCTTACATGGGTGGTGGACGCGGAAGCACATTCGCAAATCCACCTTCGGGCGCGACAGGTTCGGTGTACGATGCGATGGGGTTCTACAATGACCCTATGGGAGCTGGAAACCAAGGTGCGCCGGGAACTGGATTCCTAAGTCCTGGTGATCCAAATGGGGCTGGTGGTGGTGCGCCTGGGTGGATGTCGAACCCGATGCTAGGTGCGTACGGCAACATGTCGCCTGATCCCTTCGCAGGCCGGAACGAGCAATCAATCTACGACTGGATCGGCTCGATGTACAACCAAGGGAACACGTTGTACAACCAGGGCAAGACAGATCGTGCAACACAGTCGAAGAAAGCACACCAGCAGCCGTTTACAGGGTTCCCTGCAGGTGGATGGACGGGGCCTGGTTCAGGTGCAGGAGTGCCACAAGGGATCGGTGACAGAGTGTTGCCGCCAGTCGCGATGCCGCCGCCTGGCACGCCATCCGATCCACAGCGATTGCCGCCAGTGGCTGGAACACCGCCAGGCCGACACAGTGGCCAGCCAAACGTGATGCCACCGCCGGGCTTCGGCCCAAATAATCAGTACGGCAATTCGGTTGGTCTAGGTCCGCCCACAGCAGGTACAGCAGAGGAGACAGGCCCTGGCAGTCTGCTCTGGAGAGCGCGGCGCCCGACGATCGACAAGTTCCGGAACCGACCACACTTTCCCTTCGGCGTTTGAGGTGACTCATGGCAAATGAGGAAGGTGGTGGAAGCAATTCTACCATCCAAGACATCCTAGCAACGTATCAGATGCTCAGCTCATTGACGCCGCTGATTACCGCGGCGGCGACAGGTGGCTTTGATTCTGGCGGTGGCGGGCCTTCGCAACCAAGCGTGCTGCAAAACATGGTTGTGCAGTCACTTATCAACCCGAAAAAGCCGATTCAGGTGTCGATGCGCGACCTGATGAATCCGAACATCTTGGGTCTGGGGTCGCCGCGCCGGCCGAACCAGGCGCTCCCCTACGCGGCGGCTTCGATGCAGGCGTTTCCAGCAGTCTTGAAGGGCATCGGCGGGTTGACGAACTTGCTTGGACTTGGACAGAAGCCAGGGCCAGGGCAGCCTGGTGGCGGCGCACCGACACCGATGATAGATCCGAACTCGATGAATTTTGGGGGATCGCTCGACTTTGGGGGAGGCAGCGCCGGGCCAGGCTTTGATCTTGGCCTTGGCGCCTACAACGATCCAGGCTACGGTGTGCTTGCAGACCCGAATGCCGGCCAGGGTTTTGATCCGAGCATGTTCTTCACTGACGCCACTTACTGATGGAGTGACGAATGCCGTCGCTACAAGAAATCTTGGGTCTCGGTGCTGGCCTTACAGAGATGGCAGGCCAGACCATCGCACCTGCGCTTATGGATGTGTACGAGCAGCAGGTGAACGCGCGGAACACGAACAGCCAAGCTATGCTCGCAACAGGGCTTGGTATCTTGGCCGGCAACAAAGGCAACTATGGCGCGGCGATGCCGGCGATTGGTGCAGGCATGGCGGCTGGCGAGGACACGTACCAAAATGCAGTCAAGCTTCAACAGACAGACGCGATGAAGCGGATGCAGTTGCAGGCGAATATACTCAAGGCAAGAGAGCTGGCTAACTACCGCCGCGCACATCTTGACGAACTGCGCCAAACGAGGGAGGAGGCAACTTCGCAGCGTGGGCAAGCCGCGCAGTGGCGGCATGAAGACACACTCACGGCAATCGAGCAGCGGAGAGACGCAGCACTTGAGCGTGCGCAGACAGCAACGGACGCAGCGGAGCAGCGGCGGTGGTACGAGCAGGCACAGATCGAAGAAAAGAAGCTTCAGCGTGAGCAGCAAATGCGTATTGCGGAGATGCACTCAGAGGACCTCGCGGCAGGGCGAGACTTGCGCGCGGATCTCATGAGCAACAAGCCGGCGCAGGTGCGTGTGAACGCGAAGGGTGAGCAGATCGAACGCGATCCGGTAACTGGCAACTGGACACCGTCACTCACACCTGAAGGCAAGCCCGTCATGGCGAACGTGAAGCCTGGGCCAGATGACATGGACCTCATGCGACGCGCGTACCATCAGTACGTGCTCGACCTCGCGCCAGGTGAGGTAAAGATACCATTCGAGGATTGGTCTTCTTCTCAAGCTGGCCGCGACAAGCTTCAGGAGATTCGAAAAGCAAAAGGCGAAATCACGCCGGGTATGTTCAAGTCCGGCGAAGGTTTTGGAAACATCCAAATCACCCGTGGCACGGTGCAACAAGCGGGGATGCCTAGCGAATGAAGATCGCGTTCTCAGCTCCTGGTGGCGAAACGATAAGTTTCGACGCTCCAGAAGACGCGACCGCCGACGCGATTCAGTCGGAGATCGACAGTCTTCAGAAGCAGTATCTTGAGCACTACTCGCCGTCACAGTTACGCCTGAAGACAGGAAAGCCGCTCGTCACAAGCGAACTCAAGTCACCGACAGCATACGAGGCAGGGAAGCAGGCATTGGTTGGAGGTGCAAAAGAGCTCATTTCTGGTGTCAAGGGCATCACACACATTTCAACGCCTGAAGAGCTCGCGCAGCCGCAAGAGCTTCTGCCTGAAGGAAGTCCCGCACGCAAGATTTTCGAAGGTGGCATGAGCATGGTGAACACCTTGCCGGCCGCAGCGGGCCAAGGAGCCATGAACGTGACCGGTTCGCCGTTGCTGGCGACTGGAGTTCAGCTTGCGACGCCGTTGTCACCACTGGGCGTTGCGAAAGGACTCGGACGCGCAGCAACAGCCTATCGCGCGCGAGGCACGGCAGAGGTGGCAGGTGGCCTTGAGTCCGCGCTTTCAGAAATCACGCCACCAAAAAAAGCCTCGCCACCGCCAGTGATGCCAGTACGGACGCCGGCTGAAATCGGTGCGTCGGCACTGGACTTGCCAGCGACAACGCTTCCGGTGCCGATTGCTGCAAAGGCGAAAGGCAAGAAACCTGCCGTCTCTGCACCGACGATTGAGCTTGAAGATTGGGTTGACCTGTCGCGGTCGATGTTTGACGAAGCACCACCGACGAAGGTACGAACACAGTCTGGCCGGCGCGGCAAGGTTATTCGAGACGAAGCTGGTGGGCGCGCGGTTGTAGCTGGCGACGACGGCATCACGACAACAGAAGCAGCGCACACGCTGTCGTTGGATGAAATTGGTCCAACGGTGCCTGAGGCACGTGCGGCAGGGGGGAAGGTCGGAGCGAAGCTCGACGAAACGCAAGCACTCATCAATCGCTTGCTTGAGGGCGAGACGCCGCCAGCACGCCTAGGCGCGACAAGATTCAAGTCTCAAGCAGCGCAAGAAGCCGAGCTCGAGGTGGGTTTCAGGGCGCAGGTTGAGCGCTCTGATGTGCCGAGTGACAGAGCGTACGCGGAGCAGCTTTCAGCTGAAGTCAACGCGCAGAAGCCATCGCGGGCAGAGGCTTTGCACGCAACGGAGGCGGAGCAAGTCGGCTTGCGGCCGGCAATCAAAGTTGGTGGCAAAGTCATAGCCGGCGAAGTCGGCCAAGTGCACAATGACGTTCTCGAGAAAATGCCTGCGGTGCAGGAGGCGGTTGCAAAGGGCAAGCTACCAGAAGCAGACACGCATGGCTACGTTGACGCTAGTGGAAAGTTCCTTTCACGGAAGGAAGCGACGGACTTCGTTGGAACGTCAGAGGACGTGCTGGCCGCGCAAGGTGAGCAATTTGTGCCGGAGGCGGCGAAGGTCGCGCCTGCGAAGCCGGTCGCCCGGCGTCGAGCGGTTGCGCCGAAGGCGGTTCCTGTTCCTGAGCTTCCGAGCGATCCTGGCCTAGCGCCTGTTGCGACTTCGCATGCAGAGCTCCGTCAGCGATTCAACGAGCTTGCGCGTGGCGGCAAACTTGACGAAGCTAAAGCCGTCGCTGCGCAACTCAAAGCACTCGGGCCAGAGCCGAAGGTTCCGACTCCAATCAAGCCGGCTGCGCTGGAAGCAAAACCTGTAGCTGCCGCGCCAGCCGCTGAACCTTTTGCACCTGGCAAAAAGCCTGCAAAACCGCGAACGAAGGTTGCCGCGCCCGTCCCACCCGCGATTCCAGAGCTCGCGCGTGCGTGGGAGTTCGAGAAGCGCCGCGACCCCAAAGTTGCACAGGCGGACTTTGTCTACAACATCGCGACAGGGCAGATTCCGTATGGGTTAGCTCCAGCCGAAGAGCTGATCTACCGCGAAGCGCACGAGGCGGTTAAGAGCAATCCAGCCTTTGCGCAAATCGCCAAAGCTGCGGCAACGATTGCTGGAACGAAGCCAGCTGTCGCGCCACCTTTGGTGAGGCCGTCCGCGGAAGTGCGCGCGATGCTGCCTGAGGCAAACAGAGTTGCCAGCGACGCAGTGAAAACAGCCCACGGCTTGACCAACGCTGTCGAGCCCAACATTGGTGATCGCGTTTCGACGGCCAAAGGAGAAGGGCTTGTTGAAGACCTTTCCATTGGAACTTCCGGTGAACTCATTGCCGAAGTGCGCTTGACCAATGGACAGTTGCACAAAACGCCTTATGTCTTCAAAGCGCTAACAAGTGAGAAGGGCGCATTTGTGCCGACCCTCGTACCTGACCTTGCCAAGGCGCTCGCGACTCGCGCGGTCAACGCGGCGCGAATCATTAGCCAAGAAGTTCGCCGCGGCATCGCACCGGGGACAATTAGCAAGGAAGGCCAGCTTGGTTCGCGTATCCTTCGCCGCGCCCTTGGTGAAACCAATGCGTACCACTCGAAGCTCGAGCATCTGTTGACAGAAGTCGACACGTTCTACGATCGCTTCTCAAACGCAGAACTTGTCCACAGCTATCAGCGGATGCACAATGGAACGCCTCAAGTTGGACCACACGCGAAGGAGTTGGACCAGCTTGCTGCAACGTTTCGTGGCTTGCTTGCACGCAAAGAGGCAGAGTACGCGAGGCACGGTTGGGGGCTTGACGTCAAGTCCAACCTTGTCGCATCGCTTTTCAAGGACACCAAGCGGGCAAGCTTGTTTGCCGACATCGCTACCGCACGGAGCGCGTCGTTCGCACGGATCACGCGCGCACTCAACGGAATGATGCCACCAGAGCGGCAACAGTTTTTCCTCAACATGATGGGAGGTCACCCACAAGCGAGTGCATACCTGACTGGTATGTCAGACGAACGCCTTGGGCCTTTCTTCAAAACCTTCAAAGACCCCAACAACGCGCAGCGGACTTTCAATAGATTTTACGGTCCGAATGGTGTGGCGGGCTCAAAAAAGGCTCACTACGATTTCTTCGCGGAAGGCTTGTTGAGTGAACTCGAGCCGCACAGCTACTCGCCGGCGCGGCTTGTTCAGAGTCGTTTGTACCAGATGGAAAAAGGGCTTATGCTGAATAAGCTCTTTGAGCTGCTGAAACCTGAAATGAAGCTTTCACGTCTTGCCGAGCGTAAACCGGATGGCTATGATGCGGTGAAGTTTCTTCCAGCACTGACTACACGTCAGGCAAAGAACTACAATGTACTCGGCCCCGCAGCTTGGTACGCACCATCAGACATCGCGCGGATCATCAACAACGAGTTGCAGCCCGGCTTGCGAGGAAATAAACTTTACGACCTGGCACGCGACACGACGATGCTTCAGACAATGAGTCGTTTAGGGGTGAGCTACTTCCATGCCGTCGATATCACCTTGGGATCAGTACAGACAGCTGTTGGTGACGCAGTTCAGATGCTTGTGAATGATCATACGTTGCGCGGGTTCAAAGAGCTGCCAAAGACGCTCGTTCCTTACAACATCGGCAAGCGTGCACGAGAAGAGTTTTTCAAGAACTGGGACACAGGGAATCCGATCGACCAAACGTTGCAGTACTTGATTCAAAGCAACGTGCGGACGGGTCATGATGAGCAGTACGCGCAGCATTTCATTCGTGCGTGGGACCGCGCCTTGGCACAGCACGACTATGGCAAAGCTACGTTGAACGCGTTCCCAGCGATGCTCCAGGCTATCTCGCGACCGATGTTCGAAACGCTTATTCCGAACATTAAGATCGGAGCGGACATCATCCGTGCACAGCGCGTTTTGGAGAAGTTGCCGCCTGGCGCGAAACTTGACACGATCCTAGAGAAGATGAGCTCTGTCGTCGACGAAGGTGACAACATCTTCGGCGCGGTCAACTATCAAAACTACCACCTGCCAAAGTGGGCGAAGGATGCGTTGTTTGTGACGTTCCAAGCGCCTGGCTGGTTTCTTGGTTCCGCGCGGCAGTACTTTGGGGCAGGTGGCGAACTTGGCACAACAGCGAAAGACCTACTCTCTGGTCGTGGATTCAAGATCGGAAGCAAAACTGCTTTCTGGCTTGGGACAGGTTTGGTAGACGCAACATTCAATTCGCTCATGCAGTTTGCGTTGACAGGAACATTTCCGGAGGTTGTGCGTCCAGAGAGCCCGAGTGATGTTCCGCAAGCGATGCTGCAGACGATCAAGAATTTCGTGACCTACAAGACTGGGCGTACGTTGGCAAACGGAGAGCCTGAGCGTGCGATTGCTCCAGGTTACACGAAGGAATTCGCGCACTTGACCCGCGCGTTGACACATGGAGTGCCGGGTGTCCTTGACTACATGTCAAGCAAGCTTGCGGCAACGTGGCAGGACGCTTACTATCAGGCATTCAATAGAGACTGGACAGGAACGGAAATCGCGACACCAGCGAATTGGTTAGACGTCAAGGGACGTGCCAAGAATCTTAATGAGCGTGCGATGTACGAACTAAAAGCAAACACTCCAATCTCGTTGCAGATGATGGCGAAGAGCGCACGGAGTGTGGGGGAAATTCCTTTTCGTGCAAACCGGACAAAGTTAGACACAGCAAAAGACATCGTTGGTGCAGTCGTGCAGCCTACGCGGCCAGTGCACACAGCACGCAACCTTCTTGGCAGCCTCTTTGGTGCAGCGCAGGCACCGGCGTACATGACGCGCTCGAAGTTGACAAACTTCCTTTTTGAACAAAAGCGAACAACAGCAGGGCGTTCGGTTGAGAAAGCTGAGGCGGCCAGCCAAAAGTACGATCTTACGAACGCCATGCGCCGCGCGAAAACTGTCCAAGAGCGCGCACAGCTGCAACGCGAAGCGGCGAAGGATAAGCAGCTTAGTCAGCATGATATCACCGAAGCTACGAAGCACGCGAGCATGTCGTCGATTCAGCTTGCGACGGAACATGCGTCGCTCGAGGTTATGCTCAAAGGCATGGAGTACGCTTCGCCTGAGGAGCGGCGGGAGCTTCTCCCCATAATCATCAAACGCTGGAACAACGTCGCACAAAACTTGTCGCCGCAGAAGCGCCAGCAGCTTCAACAGCAGCTTTCGGCCTACATGCCTCAGAGGAGACAGTAATGCCTTTGCCGGACTCAAACATAACGCTGTGGACGCCTGGCTATCCAGGGGTTGACACGAACATCCCGCTTGGCTCGGACATCATCGGAACGAACCTTGACGATCAGTTTCGGGTGATTAAGAGTGTTGCTCGTGCAGAGTCCATCAACAAGAGCTGGGAGCGCTGGAAGGGTCTTTACGGGACGCTGACGTTTGTAGACACGACGCATTTCAGGTTTGCGGGAGACCAGGTGACTCCTCCTGGTCCGTGCATCGTTGGTCGGCGGATCAAAGCGACTGTCACGGCAGGAACAGTCGAAGGCTACATCACCATTGCACTGTTCGACGGCGTCAACACGAACGTCACGGTGGTAATGGATGGAGCTTCTGTTCTCGACGCGGGACTTTCGGAGGTTCAGTTCGGCATCATGGTTGACGCACTGCCTCAAGGAGTGCTCAATCCGACGAACAATCCAAACTACGTTGTTGCAGCGGGCACGGATACGTACACTGCGGCGCTGTCACCGGCGATCACGGCGTACATTGCAGGTGTTCCATACTACGTTCAGTTCGTCAACCCCAACACTGGCGCGTCGACGTTGAATCTCAACGGCCTTGGTGCGATCGCAATCAAGAAGAACGTCTCTGTCGCACTCGTTTCAGGCGATCTTGTCGCTAACATCATCGGAATTTTGATCTACGACGGCACGAACTTCCAGCTCGTGGGCGTCGCAACGTTCGGTGGCGCACCGTTGCCCTCGACGACGCAGGTCCAGATGGGCGTTGGAACAGGCTACGCGAACTTGGGCGGCGAGTTCAGCAAGCAGGTTGGCTCAGTTGGCAACCTGGCCGGCGGTGCAAACACGACACTTTTCACCGCGACGTTTCCTGCCAACTCGTTCGATGTGAACGGACGGATGTTCCGCCTGACCGTCATGGGCACAGCAGCGCTCAATGGGGACTCGAAGCACGTGCGCATAAGTACCGCAGGCTTCAATCGGCAGCTTGGCCTTGACCCTGATGGTTCATGGTCGTTCATTGCGCTCGGTGTACGCGCCTCTGCTACATCAATTTGGCTGGACAGCTTCGGCAGCTCGTCTAGTGGAAGTGCCGGCGCGAACACGTTAGCGCTGATCGCTGTTCCAGACCTGGCTATCAACGCGCTGACAATTGGACTTGTTGGCGCAAGCAGCCAAGCGAACAATCTCGTTGCCAAAGTATTCATTTTGGAGTTCATCAACTAGACGTAGGGAGGAAGTATGCGAAGAAACATTCTGTACATAGCGCTAGCGCTGCTCTGGTTCGCTGGACCTCTCTACGCGAGGGGTTTTCGAACTGGTCAGGCTGACATCACAGTCGGCACGGCAGTCAAGGTCGGAGATGCTGGCGCACGTGCGGTGTTGACCATCGTCAACCACGACGGAACGAATCCGATTTTCTGTGGAAGCGCGGCAGTTGCATCGACGACAGGCTTGCGACTCGCGGCCGGGGTGGGCTTTACGATCTCTGGCTCTAGCCAAATCGCACCGCCGGCGGAGTTCGATATTTACTGTGTCGCCACAGGCGGGACGGTTCGCGTGAGCTTTTGGGAGGACTTGCGATGAACGCACGTCGTTGCTTACTGCTTACGCCACTCCTTGCGCTGCTCGCTGGCTCTTATGCTTTCGGTGATGGGTTCTTTGGTGCAGGGGGTGGTGCAGGTTCCACAGGAGCGACCGGACCAGCAGGTCCAACAGGTACGGCCACGACTGGACCAACTGGACCAAGTGGCCCTTCTGGACCGACTGGGGCAGACACGACAGGACCAACTGGTCCGACTGGTGACACTGGCGTAGACGGCGGAAATGCAGGTCGGATCTACTATCCCGAGAACAGCGTCACGTCGGACGTGAGCGTCTACAAGGTCGCCTCGGCGCTTCCGTCCGCCAACTCCGAGAGCGACATTGCAATCACCGTTCCCACATTGAATGCCTACGTCTACGCGCAAGGCTTCATCACGGCGGCAGGTGAGCCGAACGTCTCCGCATTGCCAGCAGGAACGGCGTATCGGTACGTCTACGCGCACGTTTCAAGTGGCCCTCCCACAGGTCAGGTCAAAACCGACCTTTTCCGCTACCAGACAACTGGCGACGTGGCGACCGAGGGAGCAACTTCATTGACGTACAATGAGAGTGGCGCTGGTGTTGCCGACACGATCACTTGTGGAGCGTGTGACTTCACTGTGGATGGCTTCACGAACGGTTCCCGAGTTACCGTGACCGGAACCGTGAGCAACAATGGCTCTTACACAGTTCAGACCGTCGCGGCGACAACACTCACGCTCATTTTGAGCGACGATCTTGCGGCGGAGACGGTTTCTTCTACTGTCACGACGAAAGAGCAGCTCCTTCGGACAGGCGCAAGTGCTGGCTTTACCGACACGGGCTTCGCGCTCCAGACGTTCACTTTCTCAGATGCGAGTACACATCCTTTCGCGGTTGACGACCGTATCGTTTTCAAGTGGTGGGTACGCCGGATTCTCAATGGCAACTCTTCGAGCGTCGTCACGCTTTCGACCGAAGGCGTCACTCAGCAAAGCTACATTCAAACGACCATCTCAGCTGGTGCTGTGGGGCCTTCTGGTCCGTCTGGACCTTCTGGACCTTCTGGCCCGCCAGGAGGTCAGGGTCAACCTGGCGCGGATGGCTCATTCTTGATTGCAGGATGCGGTGTGGCCTGGTCGGGAACTGGCTATGTGTACAATGTTTCTGCTTGCACATACTCGATTCAAGGAGTGCAGTACACAAGTGCGGCTGTTGATGTGACCCTCGATGCCGCCGACGTGTCCGATGACCGGATCGACGACATTATCGTAGACACCGCGCCGCAGGCGACGAAGATCACTGGCATACCAGGTGGGCCGCCTACTGCGCCGTCGCTTGATCCGAGCACTCAACTCTTGCTCACGCACTCCTATGTGACAGCGAACACGGCGACTCCAGTGGGAGCAGCCAACGAAGACATCTATCTAGAAGATGCAGAGTGGACTTGCACTCCAGGAACGGGATGGGCTTGCGCTGACACTGGTAATCCACGAACGGGTACGAAGGACATCAAGGGAACAGCACTTGCAGCGAATAACTTTACCAAGTTGGTCCGTTCGAGCTCCATCGACCCAGCTGCTTATCAGCAACTCAACGTGTGGATCGCACCTGTTACATGGAACAGTGGACGCTCACTCGTACTCACGCTTAGATTGGCCGGGATCCAAAAAGGTAGTGCTGTAACGATTCAGAATGGATCCTATGGCTTCGTTCGAACGAGCACCTCGTACCAACTAGTGGCAGTTCCGATCGTTCAATTCGCCATTCCTGTTGGTACGCTGATTGACGAACTGCGCATCAACCCTCAAGGATCGGGTGGAACATTCACGGCGTACGTAGATGACATTGTGCTTCAAAGTACGACTAATTCGCAGCCGATTCAGGGAATTACGTTAGCCGAGGCTGATGCACGTTATCAACAACTTCCAGAAGTTACGCCACTGCCTACGGCTACGCCGATGATTAACTTTACCTATAGCGGCACACTCAGCGTTACGGGCGTGTCCCCGATGAGCGCGAGCGCGACGCCAATTCCGGGCAAGCGGATCTACGATTGCACGAGCGGCTCGAGCAGCGACTACACCGGCTACACGTTGCCCGCTGCTACTGGCTCCGGTGAGATCATCGACGTTTTCAAAGTGGATAGCGGGACCAAGCATTGCGTCACCGGTCGCGCTCCGACTCCGGGCACCGACGCGATCAACAGCGGAACGACCCGCACCCTTAGTAGCCAATTCCACCACGATACGTGCCGCGATCAAGCGAGCGGTCAGTGGATTTGCGTAGGGGACGGGACATGATGATTCGACTGCTTCTCGCGCTCGCGTTGCTGTTGCCATCGCTGGCGCGGGCCGATTATGAATCGGTCGTCGCTGCTGATGCTCCGTGCCAATGGTACAAGATGCAAGAAACAACTGGCACGACGCTCGCCTCGACAGCTGGCGGCGGTTGCGCCGCAAAAGACGTCACCACCACGGGATCACCATCACTTGACCAAGCCAGTACTGGGGTGCTGAATAAAAAATCCGTGAACTTCAACGGGAGTACGCAGTATGCTCGCTACGTCGAGGGGTTGGGAGGCTGCCCAATGGGCCTCGATAAAAACGATTGGACGTGGGAGGTGTGGGCCTTGGTTCACGGCAATGGAGGGGATGGTACTGCCGCTGGAATCGTATTGAACAGCACCGCTACGGGCGGCACGAAGCACGCATTCCGTCTATATGCGCTTGCGAAGGTTGGTGATCCAGCCGGGCAAATGTGCGTACAAAACACCGGCGGTGGGGCGTATATGAGTTGCACTAAAAGCACCCTGTCGCCCGGTGTGGTCGACACATGGTATTACCTGGCCGCTACTTGGAATTTGTCGACCACCACCTTGAAATTCTATCTCAATGGCGTGTTGGGAGATACAAACACTGCTACCTCGGGTGCTGCCGGATGTGGGGAAGACATTGACATTGCTCGCTTAAACAACGGCGGCAGTTCGTCAACACAACTGAACGGCAATTTGCAATATGCAGCCATTTACAAATCTACACTCTCCGGGGCGCAAGCGCTCGCACACTACAACGCGGGCACTGTTCTCCCGGCCACTGGTCAATTCCCCTTCACCGTGAAGCGCGACATGGAGCGCGGCCTGTATCCTGTCTCCTTTGGCCTGGCGCTTCCCCACTGGATGAAACTACAGACCCTCGGAAACTGGACGCTACCGAAGTTCGAGGGGCAGTACGCGGTGAGCCAATGAGCCCGCGAGGATGAAGGTCTACCCTGTGGCGAAGCCGTGATGCTGAAGACGCGTCATCTCCGCTCCCGCAAGCTAATCTCCGCAACGCATCCGACTTGGCCCGTCAGCTTGCCAGCCAAGACCTTGATTCGCGCCATGGAACCGCAAGCGGCCTTGTAGTCGACGAGCTCGACCTCGGTGTTGTGGGTCAACTCGCCAAGCTGACCAGCCTCGCACGCTTCATGTCGGGCTGGCCGTTCACAGTCGACCGGGACGGTGAAGATCTCACAGCGATGCGATGACGCTCAGCCAGCGCATAGCCAGAGCTATATTGATTGGCAGCATGCTCAGCTTTGCGTGTTGTACGTTTTCGATGTGCTATTGGGGCCCTTTTTAGCAAGAAGGAGTTGTGATGGATACCGTCCTGAAAATTCTCGCGGTTGTTCTGCCCTACCTGTTCCAGTTCCTCGTGGCATTCCTGAAGAACATGCAGACAGCGAAAGCTGACGATCCAGCGTTCTTGGAGAGTGTTTACCTAGTCGTCAAAGGCATCCAAGAGGCGCACCCGACAGCTACTGGCGACGAAAAGTGGACTATGGCCGTCGACGCTACGAAGGTTCTCGCAGCGGCGAAGGCAAAGGTGGTGAGTGGCTCACTCATCAACGCCTTGATCGAGGTAGCCTTGCAGCGGGTGAAGGCTGAGCAGGTGGTGGCGATGTGAGCGAAGAGCGGAAGAAATTAGAGGAATTGTTCAAGCTGTCCTGGCTGGACGAGTGGAAGCTGAAACTTGCTTGGGGTGTCCTTACAAGAAAGGTGGTTCCCGTGATGGAAAAGATCCTCGGCGGCAACTGGCGAACGACGCTAGGTGGGATACTCGTCGCGGTCATGATCTACATTCAGACGAGCGGAGCTGAGTTCCCGAAGAATTGGAACGATGTGAGAAGCTTGATCCTCGGCGCGCTCCTGATCTGGTGGGGACGGGTGCAAAAGGACGGCGCGACCGGCTCGCAACCAGGCGACCCGCCGACCGCTTCCCGCATCGCTGCGGCCCGCAAGGCGGGCGATTTCGTTTCCGAGCACGATGTGAAAGTGGCTGCTGATGCGGTGAAATTGCTTGAGCTAGCGCGGCCGAAGTCAGGCTAACCAACTCGTGGCAACTAGGCAAAAACAGCAAAGCCACGTTGGCAACAGTGTCTCGGTCAAGGCTGCGCAAGGAATGAGCGCGGGCGCGATAATCCTTCTGCTTGCCAACTTGCTTAGTACTTACTACTTCAACGACCGGACCGAAGTCTCAAAGAAGCTCGACGGTTTACAGGTCGAGATGCAGCTTTCGCAAAAAGAAGCCAACATCCAGCGAGAAAAAGACCTTGCTGGTCTTCGACAAGAATCGAAAGCAGACAGTGACAGCTTGCACCAAGCGCAGTCAACTCTGTTAGCTGCGGTGGCCGAGATCAGGGCGCGGCTTGAAACGCTGCCTGCGGTGATCTATGAACAGACCCACCGAGATGGGATAAAGAGATGAAAGACGACGCAGCCCGCGCGCACGCGTGGCTCATCGCCTGCTCAGTTGTTATCATTGCTATCTTGGCCTTAATGAGTTGGGACATGAAGCATCTTATGAGTGCTGACGCTGAAATCATGGAGCGGCAGTCAGAGATGGTGAAGATTTTGGAGCAAGGCGCAGCGAACCGGGACAAAACACTCACGAAGCTGCTGGACAATATTAGCCAGAATCAGCGCCTCATCGTGGACGTGATGCAAAAGCAGCAAGAGGCGCAAGAGCTTGCTGCTGCGCGCTATGCGACAGTCGCGGACGCTTGCTTGTACGAGCGAGGTCAGGAAAAGAAACGAAGGTAAAGTGCCGCTTTCAGATCCTTACGCGCCAATGAATGCCAAACTGCAAGCAGTAAAGCGCATGGTTGCTCAGATTCATGTAGCTGGGCTTACAAGAAGGAGTGACACTGCCATGATTTCTGTTTCTGACAGAGAAAATGCGGAGTGCATGACGCATGATGTGATGGACATCGTGAGTCGTCTTGTGCGCTCGTTCGGACCGCATGTGTTTGTTGTGCTACTGCTGCTTTGCTGTGCTTGCCCAGGCATGTGGCGGGAACCAGAAATCGGTTCATGCGAAGACCAGATGATCGGCTGGACCAGCGAAGGTGACTTTTGCTACGACGGGACCGTCGGTCCCTCAAAGCCAGTCACTGGCGCTTGTTGTGACGCGATAAAGGCAACGATGGGGCAGCTTCGGCACTCAAGAAAGGAGGTCGCAAAGTGAACTGGCTGCTTACCCTCTATCGCCTGCTTCAACAAGCGTACTGGAACTGGAAGGCTCGCGGGCACTGGGCTGCGCGGGGCTACTTTTTCATCGAAGGAAAACTCTACAACGGAGAAGGAGACGGGGACATGGCGTATGTACTAGGTGACGACAAGAAGGTTCTGTGTGCAGTCGCGTGGGTGGACAAGAAGGGCAAGGCTGCGAAGGTGGACGGCGCTCCTACGTGGGGGTCGTCCGACGATGCTATCTGCGGGATCGTAGATGTGGCCGCGGATGGCATGTCTGCAATGCTCGTTGGAGGGGAACTCGGCGGCGCGCAGATCGCAGTGACCGCGGACGCAGATCTCGGCGCTGGCATCACGCCGGTCATCGCGCTGTTGGATGTGGTCGTGGAGCCAGGCACGGCTATCGCCGGCGTTCTTACGCCTGGTGAGCAGATCGACCAGTAGGGATGAGGGGCGGGACGAAGTTGACTCTGGGCAGCCAGCAAGAACTCTTTGCCAGCTTCGTCCCAGCCCTAATCAATCAGGCTTACGTACTTGAGTACAAGGTGCGAGGAGGTGAGTGGTGGAGATCAGCACACGAGGCAGCATGGGACGCACAGCAGCATCTAGGCATCAAGCGCTCCCTCCACACAATCCGCCTCGCGATTGACTTGCTGCTCTTTAAGGATGGCATGTACTTGACGAAGACTGAGGACTACACACCACTTGGTCTTTGGTGGGAACAACAACACGTGCTTGCACGCTGGGGTGGGCGTTTCAGTGACGGGAATCACTTCAGCATGACATGGGAAGGTGTGCGCTAGGAAGTTGGCTCTTTCAGCAGTTGGTAAATAACAATTCCGTTTCTTGCAGTCTCCGCAATAAATCCTGCCGCTTTCAACGTCTGTAAGGCCAACGTCAACTCGTTGATGTCGATGCGGCGCCAAGTGGCGCGAGAGAGTTCACGCAAGGTGAGCTCGCCGCCATGCCGCGCGAAGAGTTGAAGCAGTCGCCCCTGCTCTCGTGCGACCGTAGTTGTCCCAATCTGGGCAAAAGCATCCGGCATTCCGGTTTCGACAGCTTGGAGTAAGTTCTCCGCGACTTGCACGTCGATCTCGTCGACGGCGTAGGGTGAGCCACGACCAATTGCGACGGTCATAGCCGTGCGGAGTAAGTGGTCCGCTCGCCGGCCGTAGTAGCCATCTTGTTGGGCGACAGGTGTCTCCATGTATTTGTTGTACCACTCGATGAACATCTTTGAGGCCGCTGGCGTCATCACCGCCTCGCCAGAGTAAGTCGCAATTTCCTTGAGCGCGGCAATGATTTCTTCTTCGAGAGCGCGTTCGAAGTCTCGCTTCTCTGGCATCGGATTGCGCCGCGTTGTGGACTCTTGATAGACGAAGATAATACGCGACATAAAGCCGCCACCGAAAGCGTTCTGAGGAATCGCTTCCGCGAGCCAGTCAGGTGTCGTTGCGCCGAGGAACGCGATGCACACGTTGCGCAGCGCAATTTCGCCCTTGCCGCGCGTTTTGAAGGACCAGGCTTCGGGTGCATCTGACAAGTCAGTCAAGATCGGCAGTAGCGCCTCGGTGTAGGCCTGCTTTGAAAGAAATGAGCTCAGCTCCGGCGCGAACACGATCACATGACTGTCACGCGGCTGGACTTTGTGGGTCCGCGGGTCCACCGTAGTTCCTAAGCTCAGCGAGTCCAAGAACGCCTCCGGACTTGCTTTGCCTGTCAAGATTTCGACAGATTCAGCTTCCTTCAAAAGATTCATTCCGATGCGCGCAGCAGTTGACTTCCTCACGATCGCCGAACCGCCAACGAGGATAACCATCGTCTGGCCGGCGTAGAGACGGTAGAAGCCGCGGTTCATGAACACCTTGCGGCCTGCTGACGCACCGATGCAGGTGATGATAGTCCATGCGTGAAACGCTTCAGGCGCCTCATGCTTCTTCGTGTAAAGAAGGTACTTTTGGATCAGATTCAAATTCTGGCCGCTCGTTGGCATCGAAATGTGCCTCCTTCATCCCATCTGCCCAAAACTTGCCAACCTTGAGTTCGACAGGAATTGTAAGTGTCCGTCCGTGAATCTGAATTGGAAGAGTCAAACAGTTGACCATGAGCTGACCAACAGCTTCCCACTTGTCCTCATCACTCTCGACAAGAACTTCATCATGCACCTGTAGCACAACACGCGCATGGGGTGGCAAGCGTGCATAGAGTTTGATGATGCCCATGTTGGTGATTTCTGCGATTGTCGCTTGGGGGTTTTGAGCCAAAGCGTCGCGCATCATCTTGTCGTCGTACAAACCAAGGAAAACCCGGCGACGACCAAGCGGTGAGGTCAACGTCTTGGTTGTGCGAACCTGTTCACCGATGCGTTGCTGCCAGGTTTGAACAGAAGGACACGCCTGGAAATAGGACTTCTGGCAGCGCCGCGCTTCTGCTTCGGAGATGTAGAAGCCATCCTTCGCAAGCACGGAGATGACACGACGTGGACCCATGCCATAATCGAATCCATGGACGATTCGTTTGGCGATCCAGCGCTCAAGATAGTTGACTTGTGTTTGAGGCTTCTTAAAAAGATTCGCCGCGTTGAATTTGTGAATGTCTTGACCAGAAGAGAAGATCTCCATCATGAGTGCATCTTGCGCGTCGAAAGCCACAAACATCGCCTCGGCTTGTTTGAGGTCGGCGGACAAGAGCGTTTTGCCGTCGGCGGCAGAAAAGACTCCACGGCACGGAAGTGGAATGTTTTGCATCTGCGGCCCAAGTGGGTTGTCATCTGCGTCACGTGGCGCGCGGCTCGCAAGCCGGCCGGTTCGAGTGCCATGAACAAGTAGGGAGAAATGATACATGTCCGCATTGTCAGTCTCGATGTCAACGAAGTTGGAGAGCAGCGTGCGTTTCTCTCGAATGTCAAGCGCTTCGTCGCCTACGGTCACGTCGCGTCCACGATTAGCCGCGGCTTGGCGGCAATACTCCCTGATGCTTTCTTCGTCCAGCTTTGGTCCGCCGGTTGGAGTCGTTTTGGTGATTTTGATGCCGTTCTCAGTCAAAAGGCGAACCATGTCGTTCTTACCCTTGACGTTGACAGGGAAGCCCGCCTTGACGTCAAGCTCCGCTTGGCGAAACGTGACCTCTGCCTCAAGCCATTCCTTGAATCGCGCGAGACGCTCTTTGTCCACATGAATGCCGGCTCGCTTCATCTCCATGAGAGGCCAGGTCAGAGGCATGATGTAGTTGTGAAAGTAGTCAAACATCTTGGCCTCACGCAGCTCATCATCAAGCGCGTGGCCAGACTCAAGAGTGACGCAGACGTCTTTGCAGTTGTACGTCCAAAGCTGGCGAATGTCCATGCGGTGGGACCAGGTCTTGCCTTCCTCCTTGTAGTAGGGTTCTAGGGTGTAGAGAGAACTGATGAAGTCCAACCCATGTGGCAACTCAGGGTAGAGGAGGTGGTGTGACAGCATTGTGTCGTGGTAGAAGTTTGTCACCTTGACAAAGTGCTCGTTCAAGATGTCGATGTCGAACATTCCGTTTTGGAAGAACTTTTTGCATGGTGCAAAAAGCACCCGACTTATTGCGCGCCAGATCTGGAGCTCTTGTTCTTTTGTCCAGTACGGGGCGCGACCGTTGGTCATGATGGGGATGCAATAGGCAGAGGTGGGCGTGGGAGCAAAACCTATGCAGGCAACGAATGTGTTGCCAAGGCCCCAGCCAAAGGTCTCAATATCGACAGCAAGCTCGTCCGCGAACTCGAGGTGATGGAGCCACTCGATCGCGTCAGCGTAGGTGGGTTCTATGTAGAAGGTCCGTTGGGGCAGGCGCAGCTCAGGAAACTTGCTTTGCTCGAGCACGCGCTGAAGGTCGGAGAAGATAACCGCCTTGAGTTTGAAGTCGTGGTTGTGGAGATAGTACGCAGGGTGGTACGTGGGAATGACTTTTGCACCAAAGAATGTCTCTAGCACCGAGCCGCGCCAGTGGGTGATGCCTTGGTGCTTCCAGGCAGTTAGGGTCTCCAACGCAATGCCACCGAGGGCGACAATGACGTTGAGGTTCGGCATCCGCTCAAACTCACGAACGAGGTCAACCGCGCATTGAATCTGGCGTGCATGGTCTGGCTTGGTCAGGGTAGTCTTTTCGACGTTAGTGAGGTAGATCTCTGAGCGTGCGATGCCGAGGGGAAGAAGCAAACTGTCAATTTCGCGGCCAGTGTCGCCAACGAACGGGCGGCGTTTGAGAAGTTCCTCTCGACCAGGCCCTTCGCCAACGAAGGCGATCGTGGCCTCAAGCGAGCCTTCAGGTGGGACGAAAACGGTGCTCACAGCGACTCGATTTCTTCTTCGTAGTCGAGCCAGTCGACTTTCAGTTGTTGAGCCAAAAGGCGCTCGATGCCAGAGGCGAATTGATGCTGCTCGTAGTACGGAGCCGCAGCGTTGTCACCAGCTTCGTCCTCTGGCTCGTGATTTCCAAGCAAGCGATCGACTTCGAACTTTTTGTCAAAAGCGTCCACATCAGCCTGAAGCACGCCAGCACGTTTGCAGAGCAGTGCCTCGATGAGCTCGTGCACCGCGATGCAGGACTCACGCCAGCGCGTAGCTAGCTTGCTCACGCGAACGTGGAGATCCTCGCCGTCGAACCACCAGTCACCTGCGGTCGGGTAGCGTTGCTCCTCGTGTGGAATGACCTTAATGATTATGTTCATTTTTTGTGCTCCAGCTGGAGACGCGCCCGCGTCTCGAGTTTGGCGAAGGTTTCTTGAAGTTTCGCGGCGTTGTTGGCGTAGATGAAAATGCCGCCGGTGAGCTCCGCGATTTGTCGCAGGAGGTCGAGTCCCTCCGCGCCGATGCCGACGGTGTCGATGCGGATGTGACGATCGCGGCAGATGCGTGCCATAGCGAGAGCGTCGGTCTTGTCACCAGCCTCGCCGTCGGAGAGCAAAATGATCCGATTTGGCTCGCTTTGAAGCGCAAGTTTTAGCGCGGTTCCGTAGTAGGTTGCTCCATGCGGCTCGAGAGAAAGTGTGGCGACCTTGACCATGCTGAAATGGTCGGTGATTTGGCAGCGCAAGCTCGGCGAAGAGTTGAAGCTGATGAGGCCAAGTTCTGTAATCGCGCGGCTGGACGAGTCGATGATGAGGTGCAAAGCGTCCACAACCGCAGCGATACGCGAGGTGTGGTCAGCTGCCTCGAAAGTGTTTTCCATCGAGAACGACGTGTCGATGACACACATGACGCGCTCGACGCCAACTTTCTTGACCAGCGCTTTTGACGGCTTTGCGACCTCCTGGTTTCGGACGCTAAGGCTGCTCTGAATTTTCACAACGCCTCCTTTATCTGTTTCCACAGAACGTTCAACTCTGCCATCTGTTTGTCGTTGCCGCCGCGGTCGCTGTGGAAGCGAAGCGCCGCGTCTCTGTACGCCTTTGTCATCGCTTCGACGCCGACGAGCTTCGCGAACTTGCCGAAGGCGTCTGTTGGCGCGGCAAGGACAACTTTTGGCCCGGCTGCTGGTCCGGTGAAGTGGCAAGTACCAAAGATCGCCTTGATCTTGTCCCTCACCTGGTCGACAACCTGCGGCGCGATGTACCAGATCTTTGCTTCGCCGTCCCAGTTTTTGTGCTGTCTCTCGACGAGCTTGAGCCACTCGACGAACTGGATGTTGTAAGGCGTGGCGACAGCGTAGGTACCAGTGGGTTCGTCCCACCAAATGCGGGGTGCGGTTACTCTGGGCATGTTCTGAGCCTCCTCTCTAAGTAAGTGGTCACAAACTGCAACCGTCAAGCTGCAGCGACGAGCAAAGTGGTCGATGTCGTCGTAGTTCAGGTACTCGTAGCCGAAGCAAAGAAAAACACGACTGTCAACGCGGCCGGCCTGCGAACTAGACCAAGTATCTAGGTTGATGTTGTCAACAAACAAAGCTGCGCGAAGTCTGTGCTCCATTGGATGCGCGCGCTGCGCGTCCGCGGTGCTGTCAGTTATGATGATCGTTGGACCATTTCGTCGGCCTACAACAGCATAAGCTACGTAGTCATCATAAGGGCCAGCTACTAAGTCTGAGATCTCCTTCGTTGCAGTTCCATTGAAGATCGCGTAAGCAAGCGCGTCAATGATGTCACCAACACCAAAGCCGAGACTCTTGGCAAAGTCTTGAAGCTTGGCAGGGTTGAATCGGATGCTTTGTGGATGAATCTTGGCCATGTCAATGCCCGTAAACTGATTTATTAACCCATCGCTCCACCACTGTGCTAGATTCTTAAGCGCAGCTGAGCGATAGTCATTGCGCACACGTTGCGCGTTGAGAAGATCTGCAGCGATTGTAGGCTGAAGTATATCTACAAAAATCTTCTGTGACCACAACCTTACCGCATCCGCGTTGGCTGAAGTGCTAGAGCTCGGCGGCGGTGGTGACGTCCTCGCCTTCGCCTTCGCTCTCTTCTGCTTCCGTCTCCTCCGCGCTCGCTTGCTCGGCATAGACCGCCCTCAATCTCTGTTCCGCGGACTTCGCGTAATCCTCAAAAAGATCAATCCCAATGAACTCACGCCCGTTAAGTACAGCAGCAACACCACACGAACCAGACCCAACGAATGGATCCAAAACAATGTCACCAAGTTCAGAGCCAGCCAATATGCAAACACGCGGCAACTCCTCTGGGAACGCGGCGATGTGTTGACTATCCCCTGTCGGTGCGAGGTCGATTGGCCACACGGAGCGAAGCTTTCTTTTCATTGGGTCGGCGTTTAGCCAGTCTTGGTTGTTGAATTTGTATACATCCGCCTTGCTGAACATGAAAATGTACTCGTGAATGTTCACGGGGCGGTCCGTCGTTCCCTCCGGTGTCGAGGAGGACTTGTACCAGATGACGCAAGATCGGAGCCACCAGCCACGCTTCCGCATCTCGAAAGCAAACATCCACGGAATGCCCACGAGGTCCTTCTTTTTCATCCCAGCAGACAACGTCAACTTCATCGAATCCATCTGGACAGACGCTCCGTAGGCCGTAGCGTACACGAACCCCGTTGGAGCGCCACCTTTGCTCTCGTCCGCGTACGTGTCGTCGATGTTGACCCATGCTACGCCGTCCTTTCTGAGAACGCGGAACACTTCATCAAAGATGTCCACGAGCTTCTTCACGTAGAGTTCTGGATCGGGCTCGAGTCCAAGCTGGTCGACGTGACCATAGTCGCGCTGAGCCCAGTAAGGCGGCGAGGTGACGCAGCACTGCACGCTGTCGGCTGGGAGGGACCGAAGAACCTTAAGTGCCTCGCCATGGTGAATTTTGAAGGGCAAGTCTTCGGCCGGAAGGCGCATGGTTTGCCGCGCGAGAAGCTCTCTCTCAATGAGGCGTGAGAGTCGCTTGAGCTTCCGGAAAGCCATGACCTTGCTCTCCTCGCTGGCAAGCTCAGGAAGCACACCAATCGCGCGGGCAAGTTGAAGGTCCCGACTCACATTGCCGGGCGTCTCATGGAGCTCCTTCGCGGTGTCCACGATACCCCACTTACCTTCGCCCTTTTGCTCTCCTTGCGCTTTGCTGCCATGGAGTTCGCGTTTGACCTTGTCGATTCGAGACTTGAGCTCGATTTCCTCTTGCCAAGAAAGCTCCTTGCGCTGGAGGTTTTCTTCGAGTTCGACTTCAAGGCGCTCAAGCAGGCCGAGGTCTTTGAGAAGTCGAACTGGAACAAGCTTCCAGCCGAGCTCTTTAACTGCCTCGTAGCGACGGCCGCCGGCGACGAGGTTGCCTAGATCGTCAACAACGAGTGGATGGAACAGCCCATTGCGGGCGATGGAATTCTTCAAATCATTCAAGTCCCCGTAGTCCTTTCGTGCACGCTCGCCAACTTTGATCTGCTCGAAGGGAAGCTCAAAGAAGTTCATTTTTTGTGTCCTTTCGGGTCGCGAGAATTTGGCGAAGCGCGTCGAATTCGGCTTCGAGGAGCTCAATTGTGAAAAACTTGTAGTTGCACGCAAGACAAAGTCGCCGCCGCCTCATGATACCGAGGTTGCGAAGCTCGCCGGGCAGGAGGCGCCCTCGCGCCCCTTGCGTCCGGCGAACGGTGGTTGTGAGCTGGTTGCACTTGGGGCAGATCATGGCAGCTTCTCTACGCGCGTTTTTTTCATGCTGCCCTCTTTGACTTGTTTCGTAGAATTGTAAGTTGTGTTGAACTGACAAGCAAGCCAGCGCACTCTTGTGCTGTCCAAGTTAGGAACTTTTTCTTGCTCAACTTCCGCGCGAATGCTTCAAGCTCCTTCAGCTTGCGAAAAGCGACACCTTTGGAATCGAAGCTTGCGAGCTGAGGAATGTGCAGCAGCGCAGTTGCTAGCTGAATGTCGCGGCTCACGTTGCCGGCGGTCTCGGACAAGGCCTTTGCGGTATCGACGATGCCCCACTTCTTGGAACTAAGTAGGCCCGGCTGCTCACCTTGTGTCTTGCCGCCATGCCGCTCACGCATCAGCACATCAAAAGCGGCTTTCAAGTGAACCTCAGTTGGCCAGCCAATGCTTGCCCAGTCCTTGCGCGTGGCAACGAACCAGCTAAGCTCTTTGGGCAAACCGATGACTTTGTTCTTCATCTGCGACCTCTTAGTGCTTCGCCCCGATCGCCATCATCGCGCGGCAGAAGACGCGGTCGAGGTTCTCCTCGACGACGAGGTCGTCCACGCCGGCGCCGCCGAGCTTGTCCATCTGCTCCAGCGCATTTGCCGCGTGGAAGAGCAAGTGGTTAAGATGGTCGCGTCTCGAAATGAGGCGCCAGTTGCCAACGCCACGCTTGACCGCGCCACGACTGAGTACATGAGCGAGTCTATGGAACGCGTTCCAGTCGATGAGATCGTACTTCCCTTCGACCTTGCTCTGCCGGCCGCCGAGCGGGTTGATCTCAATGCCGCGCGCAAGTGGATCGGCATGGCTGACGATCTCAGGTGCTGTAGGCGCGGCTGGCCTGTCCAGGAGGTCGTGCGCGGCTTGCAGTCCGTCTGAATGGCCCTCGTCGTAGGCGCGGTTGATGAGTTCACGTTCTTTCTTTGTCATGCTTTTCCTCCTTTTGAAGGCAAGTCCCCACCTACTTGCCTACTGTCCCTAGCCGTTTGAACACGCTGTTCTCCCCTAAGGACACCCATCGAATCGTTAGCGCCGAATCGGCGCGTAGTGCTCGACGCGGTTGTACATCTTCGGCTGCCCGTCAGAGTCGACGTCGCCCGGCTTGTTGGACTTCTCCGCGATGATGAGAATCATGCACCGCCAGTTCAAGATGCCAGTCTTCCCATCGGCGTCCTGCCGAACGACACCCACGTCATCGACCGGACCCGCGTTCCAGGTCGTCTGACCCTGGCCGCTGCAGTTCGGGCAGGCAACGCCAGCCTTGTTGATTTTGCTGGTCTCCTTCGACACCTTGCGACCCTCGGTGAAAGTGTTGCCGCAGGAGAGACACTGACGCTCCACGCGGCATGCGTCGAGGACTTCGTCGAGAAAGCCGGCGGCCTTGGTCGAGAGGGAGATGGTGTCGAATTGAATCTTCCGCCCGGCCCAGTCGCCTTCGTCGATTTCCCAGGTCACGGTGAACATCTTCTCTGGCGACCCGCGCTGGATGGACGCCTTGGAGTCACCGTACGTGGCCTCGACCGGGTGCGCGGGGTACCACTCTTTGGGAATGAGTTCGAAGCCTTGAACATCCGCCAAATTGTGTTGAATCTTCATCTCGTTTCTCCTCCGTTGGGTGAAGTTAAACCTTTTTGCACCATGCAAAAAAGCTACTGCGGGGGACTTCGATTGTGCACCTTTGAGCCTCCTTATTAGAGTTCCATCTATTTCTCCATTTTGGGAGGAAACAAAATAGACCAGTCAGCTGGAATGAGTCGAGGGGTTTCCCGGTCTCGCACGCCTGCGCTCTTGATGAATCCGTCCGGCACGGTCAGCCACATGGTGGACGTTTTCTGGGTTTTCGGGTCCAACTCCTTTCGTGCCCAGACTGTCGCGTCGAACATCCCGCCAAGCTGGCCGGCGAGCTTGCCGATGGTGTCAGGGATGGTTGTGATCTTCCCGAGCAACTCGTCCCGCTCCGTCGCCTCGTGTGCGTTGAGGACGAAGTTCGTGAAGGGCAGCCCAACGCAGGCTTCACAAATTTCGCGAATCTTCGCCATTGCCTGGCCCCAGTCCTGGTAGACGGGCTCTTTGCGGTTGTTGAGCGCGAGGACGAACTCCATGCACTTCATGCCAAGCACGTCAAGCGAGTCGATGGCGAGGGTGCCTGGTGCCTTGTCGGCCGGCATGTCGTAGATGCCATTCACCCAGTCGATGAACGTCAGAATGAGATTTGACTCCTGCGGCCGGTGCTGCTCACGAGTGATCTTGGCTGAGCCCTTCGATTCGAAGCGGAAGATAAGAATCTCACCCTTAGGTGAGTCCCCGAGAGCGCCGGAATTTTGATCGAAATCTCCGATCCACACGGGCTTCGGGCAGGTACGGAGAGCTCGAGTTTTGCCCACGAGAGGAGCCCCGATCTGAAATAGGCTCCGCTTCTTCGAGCGCGTCTCGCTGGCGTCGAACATCTGAGGTGGGGAAGAAAGCTGTGCTAAGGCCATGGAGCGTCTCCTTTGCTTCGGCTGCCGCTGGACGGCGCCATTTGAGGAAGGTAACTTCGTTGTCCATGCTAGTCTCCTGAAGTGAAGTGGAATCCTTTCGGCCCACGGTGAGGAAACAGATTGATCGTATTGGGATTCATGTGGCCAGTGCAGATTTTCCGGAAAGGGCACTCGCCGTAGGCGGTGCACTGGTTGGTTGACTTGGGGTAGAACTTGTCAGCCCGAGTCTGTCGAAGCTGGGTGATCCACCAGAACGTTTCTGCCTCGAACTCGTCGATGTCGAGCTGC